GTCTCGTGGGCTCGGAGATGTGTATAAGAGACAGATCGACAACCGAAAACGAGAAGAAAATGAGAATCATCAGAGCAAGGCACTTCCCTCCCAAGGGATTCAAGGCCATCAACCTCTTCGGCATCGTCATCGCCCGAAAGGACGTGACGCTCACCGCCGAGGACATCCGCCACGAGCGGATACACACCGCCCAGATGCGGGAGATGCTATACATATTCTTTTATATATGGTATCTCCTGGAGTGGCTCTACCGCCTCGTGTTCGAGATAAACGCCTACCGCTCCATATCCTTCGAGCGGGAGGCATACGAGCACGAGGACGAGCCAGGCTACCTGGAGAGCCGCCGCCCCTACGCCTGGCGGCACTACCTGTGACCATACATAAAGAAAGGAAAGAACATGACGAAGACAGACCTTTTCGGAAACCCAGAGCACTCCTCCTCCGCCACGAGACACAAGAGTAAAGCGGAGAGGTTCAACGACTACGATGGTTTCGTTGAGAAGTTCAAGCCGAAGAAAACGACGGATGACTGCTACACGCCTCCCGCGGTCTACGAGGCCGTGCTTAGCAGGGCGAGGGAGCTGTGCGGAATACCCGTGGACGCGCCCATCGTGCGCCCCTTCTGGCCGGGCGGAGACTACGAGCGGGAGGAGTACCCCGAGGGATGCGTGGTGGTGGACAACCCGCCGTTCTCCATCATCAGCAGGATACGCAAATTCTACCATGAGCGAGGCATACACTACTTCCTCTTCGCCCCCGCGCTCACCCTCTTCTCCGGCTTTAATGGGGAGGAGTGCTTCATCGTGGCCGACGCGCACGTCATCTACGAGAACGGGGCCAACGTGCCCACCTCCTTCATCACCGACCTGCTGCCCCAGTGGCGCGTCATCGTGGACTCAAGGATGAAGTACGCCGTGAATCGGGCGCAAGAGGCCGCCAAGGAGGCCAAGCCCGAGAAGCCTGTGTACGACTACCCCACCAACCTCATCACCTCATCCCGCCTGGGCAAGATGGTGCGCGAGGGCGTTGAACTCCGCATCCCCGCCAGCGAGTGCCACTTCATCAGGAAGCTGGACTGTCAAGGAGCGAAGGGCATCTTCGGCGGCGGCTTCCTCATCAGCGAGAAGGCGGCAGCGGAGAAGGCGGCAGCGGAGAAGGCGGCAGCGGAGAAGGCGGCAGCGAGAGCGAGAATAGAATTTCCGCTCTCGCCCGCCGAGCGCGCCATCATACACCGCCTGGACGAGGCCGCCAAGAACAGGCCTGATCACCCATCACCAACACTTAACACCTAGAGACAATGACAGACTACACAACGACAGACAGCGACCTCAGGAAGCTGCAAGAGTTCGAGGGATGCTCCCTCACCGCCTACCGAGACCCCGCCGGGGTATGGACCATAGGAACAGGCCACACCAGGGGCGTGAAGCCCGGCCAAGTCATCACCCAGGCGCAAGCCGACCAGCTGCTGCGGGGAGACCTGCGGGAGGTGGAGGCGCAAGTCAACTACCTCGGCGTGTGCGAGACGCAAGGCCAGTTCGCCGCGTTGGTATCTTTCGCGTTCAACCTGGGCATCGGCAACCTGCGCCGCTCCACCCTCTTGAAAAAAATCCGCCACCGCGCCCCCACGGAGCAGGTGCAGGCCGAGTTCCGCCGCTGGAACAAGGCGGGCGGCAAGGTACTCGAAGGCCTCGTCAAAAGAAGGGAATGGGAGGCCAGGCGATGGGCGGAGTGAAAAAACGCTTCTGGGAGCCGCCATGCATCGTGACGGCGGCGGGAACCGCGATGGCCGTCGCCTGCGCCATCTCGCTCCTGCTCTTGCTCCCGTTGCTAAGCGGCTGCAAGACCATCAAATACGTGCCCGTGGAGACCGTCCGCTATCAGGACAGCGTGCGCCTCGTGGAGAGGGTGGACTCCATCCACGTCCACGACAGCGTTTATATCCACCAGTGGCACGAGCGAGACACCACGTGGGTGGAGAAGGTCACCGTCCACACCCGCTACCGAGACCGCTGGCGGGTGGACACCATCCTCATCCACCGCCGCGACTCCGTGCCCTACCCCGTGGAGGTCACCAAGGAGGTCGTCCGCTACCAGCTAAGATGGTGGCAGAAGCCCCTGGTGTGGCTCGGCGGCCTCTCGCTCGTCGCCCTGGCCGTCCTCCTGCTCCGATGGTACGCGAGGAAGAGGGGCGGCAAGTGAGTATCATTCTCCCCGCCCGGGGAAAATGATGCCATCATCTTGCTGATGTCAGCAAGATGATGCCGTTTCCTTGATGTCACGGGAATCTAACAAAAAAGGGAGGCCTGCAAGCCTCCCCCGAAATACATGGACATTAACGCACCTCCTGCACGAGGAGTCTGCAGGAGGCTCGCAAGACTAAGGGCATGACGCAGCAAGATGTGGCCGACAAGAGCGGCGTGACTCGCACAACCGTTTCGAAGATAGAGGCGGGGAAATTCAATGCCGGGGTGGACATCGTGGACAGGCTGGCGAGAGCGATGGGCGCGAGCCTTGACATAGTTCCCGCTGAAGAGGATGACCGCTGACCAGGCGGGCGAAATGTTAAATAATAGTAATATATATACTTTTTGTCCGATTTTATTTGCGTAATCGTAGTAAATTTACTATCTTTGCATTGTGATTTAAAACGAGCGTTCTATGAAAACGGTGAAAGTAAGTAAAATCCTACGGGATTTGAAAAAAGACGGATGGGTCATCGTCCGCCAAAAAGGCAGCCACAGACAGTTCCACCACCCAGCGAAGAAGGGGACGGTAACGGTCAACGGCGGAGAGAACGATGACGTTTGGGGATTCTTGCTGAAGAGCATAGAGAACCAGTCGGGGCTGGTGTTTTAACACCGCCCCTCATCCCCTCACTTCCATGGACGCTTTCAATCACAAGAGTGGCAGGGATACCCTATCTCGCCACTCCTTTTGCCAGAAACACTAAAGAAAACGATAAAATATGGAGAAGGTAATCATGAACACCGCGCGGACCGAGAACGGCTACAGCTGCGATTGCGGCCTGTTGCCAGGCTGGGTGGTGGCCCATACGGGCGACTTTGAAGGATTCAAGCGATACGTGAGGGAAAGCGTGGACTTCTACGTTGAGGGGGCGAGGGAGGACGGAAGGCCTTATCCCGCCGTCTTTGACGGAGAATACGAAATCATCTACAGGTTCGACGTGCGGTCGCTCCTGGAATACTTCCGCGGGATATTCTCGTTTTCCGCATTGCAGACCATCACTGGCATCAACCAGAAGCAACTGGCGCATTACGCCTCCGGGCTGTCCAAGCCAAGAAAGGCGCAGGCCGAGAAGATAGCCAAAGGCCTGCACAAGCTGGCGGATGAGTTGCGGGTCATCACGGTATAGACAAATCACTGGCGCCCTTATGGCGCAAACATCATAGAACGCTTGGAAGCCCTTGCCTGTGAAGGCAAGGGCTTCTTCCGTAATATCGCCGGCGTATTTTTGCGCCCTGGGGGCAGGGCGTATCTTCGCGGGAAACGACACACCATGGCACAGAGACAAGAATTCGAGACCATCGTCCGCCTGAACGCCAAGGAGGCGGAGGACAACGTGGAGCGGCTGCGCAAGAAGATAGAAGACTTGAAGGCCGCCAGGGACAAGGCCATCTCCTCCAAGGGAGATAGTAACTTCATCAAGGATCTGGGCAAGGATCTCAAGGCGGCGCAGGCCGAGCTGAAGAACTACGAGAGTAACGTGCAGCGCACCATCCGCACCGTCAAGGACGTGCAGATGGCATCGCTCGGACAGCTGGAGACCGCCGTGAGGTCGCTCCGCAAGGAGATGCGGCAGGTGAACAACCCAGAGGACTACGCCAGGCTGGACGCGCTGCTGCAGCGGTGCAAGACCCGAATGGACGAGATAAAGGCATCGGCGGAGAAGGTGAACGCCGAGCAGAAGTCCGTGAACTACGCCATCAACCGCTACGAGCAGGAGATAGAGCAGGCCAACAAGTCGCTGGCCATCACGCGGCGGGAGACCGCCCTGGTGGACAGGACAATGAGGCAGCTGGGAGGGGCGAGCATGAGGGAGCTGGAATACTCGCTGAAGATAGTGAACGAACGGCTGCGGGGCTTGTCAGCGGGCACGGCGGAGTTCAAGCAGATGACCGCCCAGGCCAGGCAGCTGAGGGCGCAGCTCAACCGTATCACCGCCGACAGCTCCATGAGCGGCGGCTTCTTCGGCAGGATGGCCGACGCGGCCAATCGATTCCAAGCCCTGGCCGTGGGCATGGTGGCATCGCTCACGGGCATGTCGCTCACCATCCGCAAGACAGTGCAGGACTTCGCCGATATGGAAGAGGCCATGGCCAACACCAGGAAGTACACGGGGCAGACGGACGAGGAGGTGCGCCGCATGAACGAGGACTTCAAGCGGATGGACACCCGCACCAGCCGCGAGGAGCTGAACGCCCTGGCGGGAGCGGCGGGAAGGCTGGGCATCACCAGCACCCAGAGCATAGAGGAGTTCGTGGACGCGGCGGACAAGATAGGCGTGGCCTTGGGCGACGACCTCGGGGAGGGAGCCGTGGACCAGATAGGAAAGCTGGCCATGGCCTTCGGCGAGGATGACCGCATGGGACTCCGCGGGGCGATGCTCGCCACAGGTTCCGCCGTCAACGAGCTGGCGCAGAACTCCGCCTCGGAGGCGGGCTACCTCGTGGACTTCACCGCAAGAGTGGCGGGCGTAGGAAAGCAGCTCAACATGACGCAGGCCGACATCCTGTCCTTCGCGGCCGTGATGGACGAGAACCTGCTGCAGGACGAGATGAGCAGCACGGCGTTCAACCAGCTGCTCACCAACATGGCCAGCGACACAAAGAAGTTCGCGCAGCTGGCGGGCATGGACGTGAAACAGTTCGCGGATCTGGTGAAGAACGACGCGAACGAGACGGTGCTCGCGCTGCTTGACTCCATGAAGAGCCAGGGAGGATTCGAGGAGGTGGCCAATATGTTCAACCAGATGGGCATGGACGGCACGAGAGCCATCTCCGTGCTCACCACCATGAGCAACAAGGTGGACGACATCCGCAAGTACCAGAACCTGGCCAACGAGGCCTACGAGGAGGGCACGAGCGTGATCAACGAGTTCAACGTGCAGAACAACACCGTGCAGGCGGGCATAGACAAGGCCGCCAAGGGATTCCGGGAGGTGAGCGTGGAGCTGGGGGAGAAGTTGCTGCCCGTGGCCAAGCTGGGCATCAGCACGGGAAGCCTGGCCGTGAAGGCGCTCTCCGCCTTGGTGGACATCGTGACCAAGTATGGCGTTACGCTGGCCACCCTCACCGTGGCCATCACCGCCCTGGTCATCGCCAAGCAGAAGGATGTCATCGTCTCCAAGCTGCAGGTGCTGTGGAACGAGAAGGTGGTGGTCACGTGCAAGAAGCTGTGGGCGACCCTCGTCGCCAACCCCTACCTGGCCGTTGCCGCGGCAGTGGGCGTGCTCATCGCCCTGCTGGTGGACCTGGCGAGAAAGCAGGACGATGTGAGCGAGGGGCAGAAGGCTCTCAACGACATCCGCAAGCAGGCCGCCGAGCGAATGGTGGAGGAGCAGCAGAAGACGGAACGGCTCATAGCAGTCGCCAAGGACGAGAACGACAGCCTGGAAAAGAGAAAGCAGGTTTGCGAGCAATTGAACAAGATAATCCCCAACTTCAATGCGCAGATAGATGAGACCACCGGTAAGTTCAACGCTTCCACGGAAGCTTTGAGAAAGTACAACGAGCAATTACAGCAGAAGTACATGCTGGAGGGTGCCGAGGAGATGATTGCCGAACAATCGAAAATCATCGCCGTGGAGACTGTGGATTTAGCGGAAGTGAGGAAAAAGAGGGCACCTGTAAATGGAAGACTCCAGGCGGCGCAATGGGAAGAGAAAAAATACGGGAACCCAAGGGGAAGAAACATGGCCGTTATGGCATTGGAGGCGGAAGACGAGAGACTGCTGCAAGAAATAAATGCACACAAAAGAAGGATAGCCGAGGCACAAGAGAGAATCGATGCCATCAACCAAGAGTTTGGAAAGAAATTACAGGAGCAGGCCGCCGCGGAAGCCATCAAACAAAATGAAGAAGATAAAGGTGGCGGCGGGAAGTCCACCACCATCATCGACGACAAGGAGGCTAAGAAGCGCGCCGCCGAAGAGCTGAGAGCCAAGAAGCAGCAGGCCAAGGCGATCGTGGCAGAGGAGAAGGCCATGATGGCCGAGCTTGCCCAGCAGTACGCGCAGGGCGAGATAACCTACAGCGAGTACCTGGACAGGCAGGCCGAGATAGCGCAACAGAGCGTGGACAAGCGCAAGGACTTGTGGAAGGAAGGCAGCGCGGAATACAACGAGCTGCTGGCCGAGGAGCAGGAAGACCAGCAAGAGCACCAGCAGGCCGTCACCGAGATGACCCTGCGGGAGATAGAGCGCAGGCGAGTGACGCAGGCCGCCGCCATCAGGGCGCAGTTCTACGACCAGCAGAGCGAGATGTACCAGGACGAGGACGCTCTCAACGAGGCCCTATTCCAGAACGACATGGAAGCGCAACGGAACCGGCTCAACGCCTACGCCAAGGGCACGAAGGAATGGTTCGACCAGAAGGCGGAGATGGAGCAGGCGGAGCAGGAGCACGCCCTGCAGCTGCAGGAGCAATACCAAGAGCGGCTGCAGCGCATGAGGGAAAGGTATGGCCAACTGGACATCAGCAGACAGGAGGAGATAGCCATCAAGGGGCTGGATGAGCTGCACCGCCGAGGGCTGATCAGCGAGGAGGAGTACCAGCGGATGCTCTTGGCCATCAGGGAGCGATACGCAGACATGGCGGTGAACGCCGAGGCGGAAGCCGCCGCCAGGACAGCAAGGGAGAAGGGACCCGGCAGCAAGGCCAATGCCTTCGAATCACAAGTGTCCACGATGGTGAACACGGCCAAGGGAGCGGCGGGCGACGCTTACGACCCGTCGGGGCAGACGGGCACCACCAACCGGTTCATAGGCACCATAGAAAACTATCGCAACACCATGGAGCAGCTGCGGCAGCTCTACGCCAACGACGCGGCCAATTACAACGCCTACCAGGCCGCCAAGCGACAGGTGACGAGCGAGTTCCTCACGGAGATGGTGCAATACGCCACCGTGGCCTTCAACGGCATCAGTCAGGTGATGGGGGCCACGTCGTCTTACTATGCCGCGCAGTCGCAGTACGAGCAGAACGTCACGACCAAGAAATACGACAAGATGATAGAGGCGGCGGGCAACAACACCGCCAAGCAGAAAAAGCTGGAGGACAAGAAGCAGAAGGAGCTGGCCAAGATAAAGACCCGTTACAACAAGAAGCAGATGAAGATAGAGATAGCGCAAGCCTTCGCCTCCACCGCCCTGGCGGCCATCAACGCCTACGCCTCCGCCGCCAAGGAGCACTGGTTGCTGGGAGCCGTGGCGGCGGCCATGGCCACGGCGGCCGGCATGATACAGATCGCCACCATCAAGAAGCAGCACGCCGCCGAGGAGCAGGGCTACTACGAGGGAGGATTCACGGGCGGAAGGAACTACCGCAGGGAGGCGGGCGTGGTGCACGAGGGCGAGTTCGTGGCCAACCACCAGGCCGTGAACAACCAGAGCATCCTGCCCGCGCTCAGGCTCATCGACATGGCGCAGCGCAACAACACCGTGGGCTCGCTCACGGCGGCGGACGTGTCACGGTCGCTGGGCATGCCAACGGGCGGCGGGACTGCCGTGGTGGCTCCCGTCGTCAACGTCTCCACTGACAACGAGGAGCTGAGGGCTAGCATCGCCGCCATGAACGAGGCCACCGCCCTGCTCAACGAGCAACTAAGGCGGGGCATCAAGGCCTCCGTCTCCATCGACGGGCAAGACGGAGTGAGGCACCAGCTTGACCTCTTCGACAGGCTCCGGGACAAGAAGTGACCTATATACATTATTATAATATACATAACATGCTATACTGCACCATCGACGGACAGGTGGCCTACCCGGACACCTCCGAGAAGATAAAGGTAACCTACGAGAACCCCTCCGTGAACGACTCGGGCGAATACACCTACGAGATGACCTTCCCCATGGCCATCCTCTCCAACTACGCCATCTTCCGCGCCGCCAACAGGCTGGAGGTCACCAAGACCCTGGAAGCCTATGAGGACGTGAAGCTTTACGCCGACAACCGCATGGTCATCAGCGGGAAGGGAACCGTGACGGCCATCACCGACGAGGCGGTAAAGATACAGGTGGTAGGCGGCAAGAGCCGCATCAAGTACGACTCCCGATTCGAGCGGCACTTCATCGACGAGATGGACCTGGGAAGCGCGCCGGAGTTCACCTGGAAGTCGGAAACACTGAGGTTGTTCTCCTCCAACGTGTACAGGTTCGTGGAGCTGGACAGGGACAAGGCCATCATCGGGGAGCAGAACCCCTTGCGCCCCGGATCCTTCAACTACGTCTTCGCCCCCGTCTACGACGAGACCAACTCCATGAGCAAGAACCTCTACCTCCACGACCCCAAAATGAAGCGCAGGTACTTCATACGCCCCGCCGTGCAGCCCAACCTGTTCTATGTGTTTCGCAAGGTGATGGAGGCCGAGGGGTTCTCCGTGGACATCTCCGCCCTGGAGAACACTCCATTCGCCAACCTCTACGTGGCCTCTGCCCGGGGAACGCTGCGGCTGGCCAAGGCCCTGCCCCACTGGACGGTATACACCTTCATGGAGGAGTTCCGCAAGCTCTTCAACGCCACCATGGTCATCAACGACGCGGCCAAGAAGGTAACCGTCGTGACCAAGGACGAGCTGGAAACCAGCGAGACGGTCACCTACGAGATGCTGGACGAATACTCCACCGAGTACGACGAGGACGGACTGAAGAGCTTCGCCAGCTCCAACATCGAGTATGACCTTGAAGAATCGGCGAACCGGAGCGGCTACGACGTGGTGCCGCTGGAAGTGCAGCGGGAGTTCCCTCCCCGCGACGTGGCCGACATCAACGAGGTGAACACCGTGGCGGCGGGCATGACCACCAAGGAAACGCTCACCACCCTGTTCCGCTTCACCGGCGGCAGCGCGGAGGGGCTTTTCCTCTACTACGACAGCAGCGGGGAGAAAGCCACCCGCAGGCTGGCGGGATTCTTCTCCCCCCTGGTGAGGGACAAGGACAGCGACGAGACCGTCAAGCTGCTCATCACCCCCGCCGCCTACGACTGGGTGCAACGCTGGGGCGAGGACAACGCTGAGGACATGGGATGGGTGGAATACCATCAGTTCGGCCAGGGGAAAACCATGCCCCTCATCTCCGTGTCCAACGAGAAGGAATGCCCCAGCGACCAGATGACCTACGACGACGAGGACGGGGAGTACTACGTGTCGGTGGCCGACGCCATGGCCGGAACGGAAGTGGAGGAAGGAGAGGACACCGACGAGAAGATGAAGCTCTTCTTCCTCTCCAACTACGACTACAACTGGGTGGACGACTCCACGCCGCTCCGAGACAGCGTGGAGCGGGAGGGAGAGAACCTCACGGCCCGGTGCCCCCTGGCATACACCGACTGCCGGAACGTGCTGGGCATTGGCAACGCGCTCGACATCTCCGGCGTGATACTGACCGGTTTCGGCTCCCTCTCCCTACAGGCGGCGGCCGCCGCTGACACCATAGGCAACTACCAAGCCGGTACCACCCAGGTGCGAAACAAGATGCAGCTCGTCATCAAGTTCATCACCGAAGACATACCAGACCCCGCAAACATATACATCTTCCACAACCGCCGCTACCTCTGCTCAAAGATAGAGATGGAAGTGAGCAACGACGGCGTGAGCAAGGTGAAGACGGGCTACTTCTACGAGATGGGCTAGAAGACCCCGTCGTAATGCTTCAGCTCCTCGACAGGCCTCATGGCCTCGGGAGGGGTGTAGATGCAGATGTTCACGGCGGAGGACAGCTTGATGTCCCTGCCGATCTTGAGGCGGTCGAGGATCTGCTCGTTGCTGCCGGTCTTCTTCCGGTAATTCGAGTTGAACTTGGCGGGTGTCAAGCCTTTCTGCCAGAGCAGGGAGACCAGGCGATCGTAATCAATCTTTGAGTTCTTGTAGATCATGACGCATCGTTTTAAGTCATTATTAATTTCTGTTAAATGTATCTACTCCTGTGGAGAAATATTTGGAAATCTCGCCATTTGTGATTATTTTTGCCACAAATTTAGTAACAAATTTCGTTATGGACAAGAAAATCACAGGCAAAGAAGATGGTTTAGCCCTGGTGGACTATTACAAGGGGCTGGACCGTGGAAGGAAGAGCAGGCTGCTGCTGAAGGTGCAGAACCGGTGCGGGATAAGCTACACGACGGCCAGGGCGAAGCTCTGCGGAGCGCAGAGGTTCAAGCCGCTGGAGCTGGCCGAGGTGGGCAGAATCATCCTGGAGGATGAGAGCGAGAGGCAGGGCGCGGGGGCCATTTCCCGCCGATACGTCAACCAAGAGACCGCGGGAGATGGAGAATGAGGGCGCGAGGGGGTGTTTCCGCGAACGCGTGGAAACCTCCGCACATGCGAGGAAGTTCCTGGAGGCGCTGGAGGCCTTCCTGAGGAAGAACCTGTACCTGGACACGGACAGGATCACGAGGAGCAGGGCGGCGCTGTCCTTCATGGAGGGTTACCGGGCCTGCGCCTCGGAGGCGGGCCTGGAAGTGGACTGGGAGCGCGTGGCCAGGGACATGGCTCGCGTGATAGACGGGCGCGGGGGAAGGAGGGAAGAGCCATGAGGAAGCTGGAGTTCTACACCACCCCGCAGGGCGGGCTGTATTGCGAGGAGGACAGCCAGAGCAGGCGCGTCACCAAGTTCTCGGACATCGTGGAGGAGATGATGGGCATCATCAAGGAGCGGTTCCCCGATGCCTACGCCTGCCTCAAGGAGAGGCACGCCCCCGGCAGGCGGGAGGGGAACGCCGAGGCGCGCTACCGCATGGTGGCGCACTTCATACGCTGCAACTTCGCCGAGAGGGACACGCTCTCCGCGGACTACGAGGGGGGAAGGCTCCACTTCGAGGAGGTGAAGTGCCCGCTGAGGGGCGAGAAGTGGCTGTGCCCCTACGAGGGGAAGATATGCAAGCCCCGGGGGATGGCCAGCCTGAGCGGCACGGAGTGGGCGGTCGCCCAGCTGTACGCGAGCGGCTACAGCGCGAGGGAGATAGGAGAGCAGCTGGGCAAGAGCCTGAGCACGGTGAAGACCCAGCTGGCGAGCTGCAAGCGGAAGCTGGGGCTGGGCAACTGCAGGGAGATAGTGAAGTTCCTCAGGCTGCGGAACCTATGAGCGGCGGCAAGAGCCTGTGCGGGTCCTGCGGGAGGGGGCGCAACTGCGTCAACGGCAGGTACTGCGCCGTGAGGAGAATGTACGTTGAATATGAGAACATAACCAAATGCGATAGATATGAGAAGACTGAAGATAACCAGCGCGCTGGTGGCACGCGTGGAGAGGAAGGTGGACGAGCTGAAGCGGCGCGGGGCGGTGGACGCTAGCGCGCGGCTGGTGAGGGTGGACGCGGACGGCGACGAGCCCGGGGAAGTCGCCTTCGTCTACGAGATGACGGGGGGCGCGGCCGTCTGGCGCGCGACAAGGTGGCGCGGGTGGATCGCCTGCGAGGCGAGCCTGCTGGCGGCCGACCGCCCCCACCTGCTCCTGAGGGAGGCGAGGCTTGACTTCGAGCTGCCCTTGGAGGATGAAGAGAGCGGGGACGAGGGGAATCATCTTAGATGATTCCCCGTCAAGGCGGCGGATAGTCGCAGGACGCGCCGCCCGGGCGGCTGGTATTAGCCGGAGAGCCGCGGGCGGGCTATATTCGCGGAAAGAAAACATGAGATGGACATGATTAACCAAAGGACAATAGAGCAAGTATACGAGCGGGCGGACATCGTGGACGTGGTGAGCGACTACGTGGAGCTGAGGAAGGCGGGCGTGAACTACAAGGGCCTGTGCCCCTTCCACCAGGACCACGCGCCCTCGCTCATCGTGTCGCCGGCCAAGAACATCTGCAAGTGCTTCGCCTGCGGCAAGGGCGGCAACCCCGTCTCCTTCGTGATGGCCATGGAGGGGTGCTCCTACCCCGAGGCCGTGGAGCGGCTGGCCAGGAAGTACAACATCGAGGTGCGCCGCGAGGGGGACGGGGAGACCCTGGAGCAGGAGCGGCAGCGCAGGAAGCGGGAGTCGGCGATGGTCATCTACGAGGCCGTCACCGAGTTCTACCGCCAGCGGCTGCTGGACGACGACCCCAAGGCCAAGGCCGCCCTCGGCTACGTGCGCTCCAGGTGGGACTGCCGCGAGCGGGACGGCAAGGCCGACGACTGGGACCGCGACTACGCCACGATGGCCAGGGTGGGCTACGCCCCCGACCGGTGGACGGCCCTGGTGGACTTCGCCCGGCAGAAGGGCTACGACCTGAAGCTGATGGAGGAGGTGGGCCTGGTGAGGACGAGCAGCCGGGGGACGCTCATCGACACGTTCCGCGACAGGGTGATGATACCCGTCACCGACAGGTTCGGCCGGGTCATCGCCTTCACCGCCCGCACCATGCAGGAGGACGCTGACACGGCCAAGTATGTGAACAACAAGGACTCCTTCGTTTTCCACAAGGGGCGCAACCTCTTCGGGCTGGACATCGCCCGCAAGAAGGCCGTGCAGGAGAGGAAGATGTACCTGGTGGAGGGCGCGCCCGACTGCATGAAGCTGCAGGGCGTGGGCGTGGAGAACACCGTGGCCGCCCTGGGCACGGCCTGGACGGAGGACCACTTCGCCCTGCTGAAGGCCGTCTTCAGGGGGACGGACGCCACCGTCTGCCTCGTGCCCGACAACGACCGCCCTGGCGTGGAGGCCGTGAAGCGGAACGGGCGCATGGCCATGCGGCAGGGATTCAGGGTGACCGTCACCCAGCTGCCGGAGGCGGAGGACGGGCGGAAGGTGGACGCGGACAGCTACGTCAACAGGGCCAGCGACCTGGGGAACCTCAAGGAGGACGACTTCGTGACGTGGTACGCGGCCAAGACCATCAACCACCAGGAGAACACCACGGAGCTGACCGCCAAGATAAAGGACATCACCGAGCTGCTCGTGCTCGTCGACGACGAGATGACCGCCGCCAACCTGGTGGACGAGCTGGGCGAGCGCTACGGCACCAAGCAGCAGTGGCGCAACGCCATGAAGCTGGCCAGGAAGGCCGAGGAGCGGCGCAAGGCCGAGGCGCTGAGCAAGCGCGGGGACATCGACCTGCTGAAGCAGTACGGGTTCTACGAGGAGAACAACTGTTGCTACAGCAACGAGAACAAGCAGTGGAGCAACTTCATCATGCGGCCGCTCTTCCACATCAAGGACCCCTACAACTCCAAGCGCATCTACAAGCTCGTGAACCGCGACAAGGAGGAAGCCCTCGTGGAGATGAAGGAGGCGGAGATGTACTCGCTGAACAACTTCCGGGAGCGCGTCGGCTCCATGGGCAACTTCCGCTGGAAGGCCGGGCAGGGAGAGCTGAACACCTTCGGCGACTACCTCTACGACAACACCGAGACCGCCGTGGAGATCAAGCAGCTGGGATGGAACCAGGCGGGCTTCTTCGTCTGGGGCAACGGCATCGTGACGGGCGGCAAGTTCCTGGACGTGGACGAGTACGGCATCTGCCGCGTCGACCGATACGACGTGGACGGGAAGCCCACGAGGACAGACAACTACTACCTGCCCGCCATGTCGAGGATATACGCCGACCAGCGGGCCATGTACAAGTTCGAGCGGCAGTTCATACACGACCAGAACCACAGCAGCGTCACCCTGCCCCGGTACTGCGAGATGATGGCCGGCGTGTTCGGCGACAACGCCAAGGTGGGCGTGATGTTCCTCCTGGCCACGCTCTTCCGCGACATCGTGGTGAGCTACACCAAGAACTTCCCCATCCTCAACCTCTTCGGCCCCAAGGGATCGGGAAAGAGCGAGCTGGGGCACACGCTGATGAGCTTCTTCATCAAGAGCAACACCCCCGTCAACATACAGAACGCCACCATCGCCGCCCTGGCCGACGCCATCGCCCAGTGCGCCAACGCCCTCGTCCACATCGACGAGTACAAGAACTCCATCGACCCCGTCAAGGTGGAGTTCCTCAAGGGGCTCTACGACGGCGCGGGCCGCTCCCGCATGAACATGGACCTGGACAAGAAGAGGGAGATCACCAGCGTGGACTCCGCCGTCGTGCTCAGCGGGCAGGAGATGCCCACCGTGGACATCGCCCTCTTCTCCCGCACCATATACCTCACCTTCCAGTCCACCGTGCACACCCCGGCCGAGAAACAGCGATTCAACGAGCTGGCCGCCATCCGCAAGATGGGCGTGAGCCACCTCACCAACGAGATACTCAGCCACCGGCAGGAGTTCGAGGCCAACTTCTACCAGCAGTACAACTTCGTGACCGAAGACCTCGCCCAGGGCATACAGAACAACGAGGTGGAAGACCGCATCTGGCGCGACTGGAGCGTGCTGCTGGCGAGCTACCGCTGCCTGCTGGGCACCTCGCTCAGCCTGCCGTGGACATACGAGGACGTGCGGGCCATCACCCTGGAGGGCATCAAGCGGCAGAATCAGGAGTGCGCCGCGAGCAACGAGCTGGGAGCCTTCTGGGACATGTTCGAGAACCTCGTGCAGATGGGCTTCATCTTCGAGGAGGCGGACTACAAGCTCAAGTACATGGACGGCATCAACACCAACATCTGCGAGAACCGCCTGTTCGACCGCCAGCGGCGAGTACTGATGCTCAGGCCGAAGAAGATAATCTACCAGTACAAGAAGGCGGCCAAGATGAGCGACGAGAAGGTGATGAGCGAGCGCAGCATCCGCTTCTACCTCACCACGTCGCCCGGATACCTGGGCAGGAAGAAGGGAAGCGAGCGCTTCGATGTCATCATCAACGGACAGCGGCAGTACGCCAGCAAGCTGGAAGGAGGGACGAACCCGCCCAAGCTGCAGCAGTACGACAACCCGCTCTGCTTCGACTACGAGGTGCTGAGCGGCAAGTTCGAGCTGAACCTCGAGACATCGGCCGACTGCGGGGAAGACTCCCGGGATGGAGACGGCAAGCCCAAGGTCGGAGAGCTGGAATTCTGAGCGCATACACCATACATTACATTACATTATGAGGAACATCAACGAGAGACCGAGAGTCTACATCAGCCTGCCCATGGCCGGCAGGGACGAGAAGGAGATCATGGAGGAGATACGGCTCATGCGCCAGGCGGCCGAGGAGCGCGGATGGGAGCCTGTCGACCCCGTGGAGGTGAACCAGGGACTGCCAGGCGGATACCCAGAGAAGCTCGGCAGGGACATCGCCGCCCTGCTACGCTGCGACGCCATCATGATGGGAAGCCAGTGGGAGCGATCCGCGGGATGCCGCCTGGAGATGCGGGCGGCCACCATCTACAAGATAGAGATATACGGGAGCTGCCACGAGTTCAAGAACTTCCAGCGAATGATACAAGAGGCGTGGTGACACCACGGACATTCATGTTTTCTTTTTGCCAACCCGCGGGGCGGCAGGTCGTCAAGGCCTGTCGCCCCGCTTCTTTCCTTCCTGCGCCCCGCCGCCGTGTGGGAAACATGGGAACATATCGTTTTCACAGGCATTTTCCCACAAAACCCACATTATCCCACACGCTCATTATCAGCGAGTTACAGACTGTTAATTTTCCCACAATCTTCCCACAAACACACACAAGTACCCACACAAAAGGGCTTCTACCCACACTTTTCCCACATTTCCCACAGATTTCCCACATACAAGATACACCTATATTACTGAATATCAGACACTTATATACTTGTGGGTGCTTGTGGGTAATGTGGGAGGCACTTATATATATCCGTGAATATTGGAAAATATTCCTCATATTCACGGAAAATTCCGTATATTTGTAGACACAATTGAATGAATATGAGTGAATTCCTAGCCTACATCAAGGTGGAGCCATTCGTGCGGCAATGGCTCGTCAACCATTTCGGCGACCCCGTCACCTTCCCGCCGCAGAGCATCGAGAACGCAACCATACGCACCTTCCTGAGGAAGCTGCCGCCAGACAAGATACCAGAGCAGATGAAGGAGGGCGAGGTGCGCATCCGCATTCCAGACAGCAAGCAGAAGCCTGTGCAGACATTCAACTACCTGGGGCCGCATGCCAAGATGGCGGTGGCCGAATGCATGGAGGACACGTTCAAGAGGAATATGTGGGCGGAGCTGAATGACATGCACGACTGCGGATGCACCGTGCACACGGCCATATGCGCCTGGTGCGAGAACCATGGCATAGATCTCGACTACAGCGACACCATCCGCCAGCGGTACTACCGCATGCGTGACGCTTACCTCAGGCGGGGCGTGGACCTCCGCCACAAGAAAAGGAACAAGGAGTGATTTTTTTTTCGCGGACAAGAAGCCTTTTTTTTGTCCACGACCGAACAAGCCGGGAAAAAGGTGAAACACCGAACTCCACCGAACATCGGCGATATTAACGAGACAACGCGAACAATGAGGAAACAATCATGAGAACAGAGAAACTAGTCATCGGGGTGGACAGGGTGAAGGCCACCGAGCTGAAGGGAATGGTGAGGGTTGGAATCGCACTGGCCAAGCTCCCAGAGGACATCCCATGGGAACCAGTGCCCATCAAGGTGCCGTGCTCGCTGTCCGTCACGGACAAGCAGACCGACAAGAACACCATCTACACCGCCACGCTCAAATTCAAGACGTGCGAGGAGTTGGCGGACAGACAGAAGTACGCGTGGCGGCTGCGGCTGCTGGACGGCGCGTGCAAGCTGCTGGGAAGTGACGAGCGCCCCTACTGCGTGATGGAGGTGAGCGACACCGCGCCTGACGTGGTGACCGACAACCAGCTCTCGGAGGTGACCGTCACCTACCATTCACGGCGGCCTATAGCCACCATCGTGCCTTGATTCCTGTATTTTCCCGCCGCCCTCGCAATAGGTAACTTCGCGGGAAACAACCGAGACATGGAATATGACATCATCATCAGCGGAAGCATCGGCTCGTGGGACTGCCTGTCCCCCGAGTATGTTCGTTGGATGCTCGCGAAGAACAAGGACAAGGAAGTGCACGTGGGATTCTGCAGCCTTGGCGGCTACGTGAAGGACGGGCTGGAGCTATATCACGCCTTCAAGCAGCACGGCAACGTACATGCCCACGCGTTCGGCCTGAACGCCTCCATGTCCACCATCGCCATGCTGGGCTGCGAGACCATTGACATCGCCAAGGGCAGCATGCTGCTCATCCACAACGTGAGCGTGATGATAGACAAATGGGAACAGTGCAACAAGGAGAAGCTGGACGCTTACATCAAGGAGCTGCAGGCCGAGAAGGACAACCTGCGCACCTTCGATGACGTTCTGGCCGACATGTACTCAGAGCGCAACGGCAAGACGAGGGAGGAGAACCTCGCCCAGATGAAGCTGGAGAAGTGGATGACCGCTGACCAGGCGGTGGAGTTCGGCATCGTTGACAACGTGACGGAAGACAAGGAAGAGGAAGTCAGGACGGCAGCGTTCAAGAACCTATACAGCAACTCATATTCATTAACGAGGGAGAGCGGCATACCGCCTCTCCCCACGGCGGAGGTGGCTACAGCGGCCGCCATCGCCGACGGGGACGGCAATCCAACAGAGGACTTCCTGCGCAAGACCTGGCAGGGAATCCGCAGTCTCTTCTCCCCAAAGAACCAGGCGAGCGACAAACCAAAGATGAACAAGAAGTACAAGAACATCCTGCTGGCCATGGGCTCGCAGGACGGTCTGCCCGCGGACGAGCAGGGGAACCTGGCGATGACCGCGGAGCAGGCGGAGAAGCTGGACGGCTACATCGCCTCACTGAGGGAGAATGCCGAGAAGGCGACCGCGGAAGCGGAAAAGAGTGAGAACGCGCTGGATGCCCTCTCCAAAGAGGTGAAGGAACTGAAGGCGCAAGTGGAAGAGTTGAAGGCGGCTCCTGGAGACAAGAGCGACGACGTGAGGGACGACAAGCCCTCCTTCAACATTCTGGACGTATACAATTCGATAAAGGAGGTATAAAGATGGCAGGGATAACATTCACACCGGAGGAACTGAGCAAGACGTTCCAGACTTACCGCAAGGACTTCATCGTCATGCCCATGCTGGCCATGAGCAAGGCCTTGCAGCACATGAGCGTACGCACCGGCATTCGCTACAGGGAGACCGTGAGCGAGATGGGAGGCAACTTCGAGCTGGGCAATTACAAGAAAGACAAGAAGGGCACGGGGGACGTGTCCATCACAGGCCGCGTGCTGGAGACCTTCTTCGGCAACTGCGTAGAGCCCATAGACCCCAACGCCATCTACCAGAGCATATGGGGCAGCAACGTCACCAAGGGCGACGGGCTCAAGAACGTGCCCATCGTGCAACAGGTATGCGCTTACATCATGAAGAAGCTCGGAGAGAACCTGTACAGGAACCTCTTCACCGCCAAGCATGATTCCAGCGACACCACCAAGACAGCCAAGTTCTTCAATGGGTTCTGCACTGTCATCGACAATGACATCGCCGGGACCAATGAGGTGAAGAAGGCGCTCATCAGCTCTACCAACGAGAACCTCGCGACCATCGAGAAGATCACCGCCGAGAACGCGGAGGACGTGATCAAGGGATTCGTTTGGGACAACGCCCATGAGGTGCTGCGCGACTCGGATTGCAAGCTGTTCATGAGCGACAAGACCTACCACTACTACACGGAGGACTACCAGGCCAACCACGGCTCGCTCCCCTACAACCAGGCCTACGACAAGCGTACCCTGGAGGGAAAGAGCAATATAGAGTTCGTGCCGCTGAGCTGCGTGCCTGATGACTTCCTGCTGCTTACGCCAAAGAGCAACATCCTCGCGCTCTTCAACCAGAAGACCGATGACGAGACCTTCTTGGTGGAGCGTTCGCTGGACAACCACTACGACGTGGACTTCATCGCGAACATGTTCTTCGGAACGCAGTTCTATAGTGTGTCGCCAGAGGTATTCCTTGTGGGAAAGACCGCCACGGAAGAGGAAGCCGAAGAAGAAGAAGTAATTTAACAAATTAAAGGAGAATTACCATGAGCAAGTGCACAGAACAGAATACCCTGTATGAGGACATAGAGTTCTGCCAGGGAAAGAAGTCCCTCCCCGGCATACGCCCCTATATATTCGGCATAAGCAAGAGGGACATCGCCACATGGCCTACCATCGGCGCGGCGGAATCGCTGGCCGAAGTGGCCGCTTACACTGGTGATTTCACCCTGGTGGCCGACAAGGTATGGCACAAGCTGGAGCTGGTGCCTGAAGACGGGCAGTTCACCTGCGAGTCACAGGGAACCTACGGCTCCAAGACGTTCAAGAACGCCGTCACCGTCTCCATGCCTGGCACGGAGGAGGAGGCGACGGGCTACATCGCGCAGGCCAACAATGATGACATGGTGTACCTCGTTCCGCAGCGCAATGGCAAGTACCGCGTGATGGGCTCCGAGGCCTTCAACACGGAACTGAGCTTGAAGCAAGACAGCGGCAAGGCGGCGACCGATTCCAACGTGACCACGATGGAGATATCCGCCACGGACGAGTACCCCGCGCCTTTCTACGCTGGCAAGATAGTCACCAGCTATGGCACCTACGACGGCGCGCCGGGCGAGCTTACTCCGCCATCGGATGATGCGGAAGGATAAAGCTTTACGTATGCCATAATATTTTGAGTTGAATCAAGTCGGGAGGGGCGATGGGCGAATATCCGTCGCCCCTCTTTTCTTTAACGTAAACTATGGACAACAAACTGACACAAGAGATGGCCGAATGGCTGCGGTTGGAGAGTCCGACAGCCAAGCAGGTGGAGCGGGGCGCGCTGCTGCTGCTCAAGCTCAACCGCAACAGGATACTCTACCAGAACATCCTGCGCCGCCCCGCCAAGTACGAGGCCAAGCTGCGCTATGAGCTGCGCAAGTTCCTGCGCATCAGGCAGGACGGACTCACCATGGACGGCGTGAGGCGGATGCAGCGGGAGGTGACCGCCCCCGTGGAGGAGCGGATGAAGCGGGAGGAGAAGGAGCCCTCCATCGGCAAGCGGAAAGACCACGAGCAGCTGCCCGAGCGTGTCCGCGCCCTGTGGGACAGGAACGCGGAGCGATGGAAGCGGATAAAGGAACTCTACAACCAAGTCCTCGCGCTGAGGGAGCCATGCGACCGGTATGAGCACCTGGTGGCCATGAAGGACGCTTGGTACAAGTACAAGGCGGACATGGCCGCCTATGACGCGTACGACGGGGACGAGGAGCGGAAGGATGCGGACTCCGGGAAGAGCCCGACGGACATCGCCAAGGCGGTCATCTCCGCGCGCTCCTACATCAGCAAGACGCTGCCGAAGATAAAGGCCATGAGGCAGGACGAGGTGAACGAGAACTACGCCCCCGCCCTGGCCAAGTTGACGCAGCGGGTGGAATTCCTGCTGCTCCACGGACAGGAGATAGGGCAGGAACTGAGAGTGGAACTGGCGGGCGTGGGCGTGGACATCGCCGCCTGCGAGAAGCTGGCGGAAGAGCATGGGCAAGGGGACGCAGGCCAGTAAGATCCTGCGCCCGCTGTGCCAAGGAACGCAGTACTACCTGGGAAAGGGACTGCACACGCTGGGCGTGCTGGGATGGGCGTTGCGGCAGATGGGAAGGTCGGAGGTATACGTCTCCACCTTCTCCACCTCTGAGGCGTTCCTCTCGGGCTTCCTCGGGCTGAGGAGGAAAGGGCTCGTGGAGCGTGCCGTGCTGCTGGCGGACTTGAAGGCGAGCCGCAAGACGAGGGAGCTGTACCGCCTGATGAGCCGCTGCTTCGACGACGTGTACCTGGGGCAGAACCACAGCAAGGTGGTGCTCATCCGCTCCATGTCGGGCGACACGCTGAGCGTGATCACGTCTCAGAACCAGACCTACGGCGACCGCTGCGAGGCGACCATGGTGACCGTGGACAAGGAGGCGTACGCGCGGCTCATGGAGGGATTCAAGGAAATGGTGAACGACAATTCTATATTGGTAGATGGGCTATTCGACAGACTTATTGCGAGAGATAGAGGCCAAGGCGATGGAGATGATGTCGCCCGCTGAGGTGGCATTCCTGCTTGGCGTGGACGAGGAGCGGCTGCGTGACGACATCGCCACGTACCGACACCCCGCCCGGCTGACTTACATGAGGGGGCTGGCCAAGACCGCCTATAAGCTGAGGACGAACATGCTGGAGCTGGCCGAGGCAGGCTCGCCCAACGCCATCAACGAGAGCAACAGGGCGTTGACCCCGCTGCTCTCCCAACTGGACACGCCATGAGCAAGCCGCTGGTGAACATAGACGAGTGGCAGCGGTGGGTGACGCTGGACGAGAGCGAGCTGCGGGAGCTTCCCGTCAGTGGCCGCCTGCTGGAGAGGCTGCGCAGGATGCGGGCTCTCTACGCCCATTGGCTGCAGTTCCCCTCCAAGTTCAACCAGGACTTGGTGCGGTTCGACATGGACACCTTCGGCGTGGCCAAGTCACAGGCCTACGACGACCTCCACCTCGTGCAGACGCTGCTGGGCAACATGCAGCAGGCCTCCAAGGAGTTCATGAGGTGGAAGATCAACCAGGACCTGGAGCACGACCTGGTGCTGGCGAGGAGGGCGGGCGACCTCAGGGCGGTGGCTTCCATAGAGAAGGCCAGGATCCTGAACAACCGCACCGACAAGGCCGACGAGCCCGAGATAGAGTACGACAAGATAGCCCCGCAGCTCTTCGAGCCGACCGATGACCCGTCGGTCATCGGCATCAAGAGGCTTCCGAACCTCAGGGAGCGCATCGAGCGGCTCAAGAAGAGGTACGAGCGAGTGGAAGAGCTGACGGCGGCGGACTTCGAGGACGTGGAAGAGGAGGACAATGGCGGAGCGCAACCTGCAATACTTCAATGACGGGCAGCAGTACATGCTCTCGATGAACCCGAGAGACCTGGTGGCCGTCTGCGGGCGCGGCTTCGGCAAGGGAGCCGTGCAGGCCTTCCGGCTGCTCACCGCCGTGCAGGGCATGCCGGGGAGCACTGGCGGATTCGTGGCCCCGTCGCAACGGCGGTGCCTGAAGAACATACTGCCCTCCATGCTCGTGCACCTGGAGCGGTGGGGGTACCACCGGGACATCCACTATCTCGTGGGGCGCAAGCCCCCCAAGGCCTTGAGGTGGAGGCAGCCCGTCATCTCGCCCGAGGACTGGGGGTCCACCATCAGCTTCTGGAATGGCTCGGTGGTGAACATCATCAGCCAGGACAGGGTGGGCACGAGCAACTCCATGTCCCTTGACTACCTCATCATCGACGAGGCGAAGTTCATCGACTTCGAGCGGCTCAAGAACGAGACCTTCCAGGCCAACCGGGGCAACCAGATGTACTTCGGCAGGTTCTTCATGCACCACGGCATGACCATCACCAGCGACATGCCCGTCACCAAGAAGGGCTCGTGGTTCCTCAGGTACAGGGAGCAGATGGACCCCGAGCTGGTGTCCGTGCTGGAGGGAGCCGTGGCCAAGCGCTGCCAGCTGCGCCGCTCCATGGCGGCGAGGCCAGAGAGGCGGGAGACGTACCAGGCCCGCATCGACCGCCTGGAGGACGACATCAGCTTCCTGCGCTCACGCTGCCTGCTGTACAAGGAATACACGTCGATAGACAACCTCGCCATACTGGGCGAGGACTACATCCGCCGCATGAAGCGAGAGCTGCCGCCGCTCACCTTCGCCACGTCGGTGATGTGCCAGCGTGTCGGCATCGCCGCCGACGGCTTCTACGGCGGCATGAGCGAGGCGCGCAACCTGTACCGCGCCAACAACCAGGAGATGCTGCGGCTGAGCGACGTGGGCAAGAGAGACATGCCGGATGACTGCCGCATGGACACCGACCTGGACCCGTCGCTGCCGCTCGTCGTGGCCTTCGACGCGAACGCCAACATCAACTGGTGCGTGGTGGGGCAGGTAACGCCCGGGAAGCTGAAGATCATCAAGTCCTTCTTCGTGAAGTACGAGCGCAAGCTGCCAGAGCTGGTGGACGACGTGGCCCGCTACTACCGCTTCCACAAGCGCAAGCAGGTCATCTTCTACTTCGACGACACCTTCAAGGGAAACAACTACGCCATCGAGGCGGGGGGCTTCTACCGACAGGTGACGAAGCGGTTCAGGGCCAAGGGATGGACCGTCACCGAGAAATACATAGGGCAACCCATGCAGCACGTGGAGAAGAACCAGCTCATCAACCGCATGTTCCGCGGCAGGGCGAACCATACCGTGTTCATCAACAGCGACAACAACCCCGACCTGCTCATCTCCATCACGTCAGCGGGCATCTACAACGGCAAGAAGGACAAGCGCGGCGAGAAGCTCGTGGAGACGGAGGAGGACAGGCTGGAGAGCCGCACCGACGGGTCCGACGCCTTCGACACCATCTGCATAGGCGTGGAGATGTTCCCCGTGCTGCAGCTCCACTACGGCATGGCCAACTCGTATGGGTAGAAGGGCGATGTCAACGCCCGCGCCGTGAAGGGCGGGCGCCCGTGGCCCCGCCCCCCACTCACGCCATACGCGATGGTATGCCCACCCTCGCGGAAGGGCATGCGTTCCCAAGCCCACGGAAATCCATGGGCACGGGAGGGAAGCCCGCGGCCATCACCCACCCCGCCAGCGGCA